GTAAGAGATAAAAATCGTAGGCTTGGCCTTGGTTTAATGGGTATCCATGAGTGGCTTATTAAACGAGGTTACAAATATGAGGTGACAGAAGAACTTCATCAGTGGCTCTCGGTCTATAAAGGCAAGAGTGGTTCAGTATCTAAAGAGACTGCGGATAAGTTCAACATCAGCCGTCCTGTAGCTAACCGTGCTATCGCTCCTACTGGATCAATAGGCATATTGGCTGGCACAAGTACAGGCGTAGAACCTATATTTGCTGTATCTTACAAGCGCAGATATTTGAAAGGTGGTACACGTTGGCACTATCAGTATGTAGTAGATAGCGCAGCACAAGAACTTATTAATTTATACGGTATTGATCCTAGCAATATTGAGTCTGCTTTAGATTTAGCAGACGACTATAAGCGCAGGATAAAGTTCCAAGCTGATGTGCAGGACTACGTTGATATGTCCATCTCCTCAACCATTAACCTACCAGCGTGGGGCAGTAAACTTAACAACGAGGATACAGTGGATGATTTTACAAATACTCTCGCGTCTTACGCTTCTAGGCTTAGGGGTTTTACCGTTTATCCTGATGCTTCTAGAGGTGGTCAACCTTTAACCTCTGTCCCTTATTCTGAGGCTGTTGATAAACTAGGAGAAGAGTTTGAAGAAGGTGTAGAAACACATGATATCTGCGACATTACAGGTCATGGGGGTAGTTGTGGGGTATAAATGTTAACTCACTATTGCTTCAAAGACGTTCTACCAAAGGAATTTTGTGATGGTATGCTTAGTGTTGCAAGAGAACTAGATTCCAAAGAGGCAGAAGTTTTTAAAGAAGGTGACGATGTAGTATTGTCAGAGATAAGAAACAACAGAGTTGCTTGGTTAGCTAATGACGAGTTGTCGGAGATATTAGAATTATATGTAGACATAGCTAATGAAAGAGCGGGTTGGGATTTCAGTTTAACTTCTTTTGAAGTTCCTCAAATATCTTTTTATGGTAAGGGTCAGTTCTATAATTGGCATGTAGATACAGGAGTAGAGAAACAAAGTGATCCATACTTTAGAAAATTAGCTATTTCTATAACACTCAACGATGAGTTTAAAGGGGGTGATTTCCAAGTACAGAATTTTGTTCACCCTCAAGCACCTGATAGATTCAGAACTGTAAAAGAAATGAGAAGACAAGGAAGTATTGTTGTCTTCCCTTCTTTTATTTTTCACAGAATAACTACAGTGTCAGAAGGAGAAAGGTCTGCTATGACTTGTTGGTTCAGGGGTGAAAAATTTTCTTGACTGTAGCTTCTTTTTATAGTAATATTTTTATGGCATGACATGTGTCAGACAGACTATTAAAAATTAAGTTAGAGATTAAAGCCGACGATCAACATAAGAAAGTAATTCCAATAAAATAGGCAGTATAGGGGCTGGGTATTGTTCTCACCCCTCATCACATAAAAATGTTAGATAAACCATACAAAATATATGTAGGGTATGACGAAAAAGAAAAGACTTACCTTGATGTTCTGTCATACAGCATAAGAAAAAATACGAACCATCCCGTAGATATAATCCCCCTAAAGCAGAATGCTTTACGAAGGGCGGGTCTTTACTTTAGAGATAAAGAAATCAACGAAGACAATCAATTTGTAGATTGTTTTGATGGAAAACCATTCTCAACTGAGTTTAGTTTCACTAGATTTTTAGTTCCTTTCTTAAATCAATTTGAAGGGTATGCTTTATTTATGGACTGCGATATGTTTGTGAAGACAGACATTTCTGAATTGTTTGAAAAGTATTGTAATCCTTCATTTGCTGTTAGCTGTGTGAAACATGACCACATTACAGAAGGTGGTTTAAAAATGGATAACCGTGTTCAGTCTAACTATCAGAGAAAGAACTGGTCTAGTTTTGTTATGTGGAACTGTGGACACGAAACACTAAAAGATTTTACTGTGCATGATGTAAATACAAAAAATGGTTCTTGGTTACATAGGTTTGCTTTTCTTGAAAGAGAGTATGAGAATAATCTTATAGGGTCTATACCTCAAGAATGGAACTGGTTAGATGGACATTCTTCTACTAACTTAAAACCTAAGTGTGTACACTTTACTACGGGCGGCCCAATATACAGCAACTGGGATGGACGAAGGAGTATAGATAATAAATATGCGGCAGAGTGGTCAGAATTATATTCAGAAATGGTTAAAGTAAATGGTTAGATTTGTAACATCCTTTTCAGGTAAACACTACGACATATACGCAAAAAAAATGTTGGAGTCTGTCGTTGAACATTGGGCAGATGATTTAAAACTTATTGTTTATTATGACACTGTGACTGAAGAACAGAAGAAAGACTTTCCTAAGTCACCTATTATTGAATACAGAGACTTAGATGAAGTTGAAGACAGAGCTATCTTCTTAGAGAAGATGAAGGGATATGACGGTACATCTAACGGTCAGATGCCTTACAACTTTCGTATGGATGCTCTGCGTTTCTGCCACAAAGTATATGCTCTCACAGACTACTTTCTTGAGGTGTCAGAGAATGAATCCAAGGGTGGTTGGCTTATATGGATGGATGCAGATGTAATGACTACCTCTCCTTTGTCTGAAGAAATTTTGTTCCAGGCTTTTCCTAAAGATTCAGAACTAATACATCTAGGAAGAACAGACATTGATTTTAGCGAGACAGGCTTTATTGGTTTTAATCTAGACACAATGCATAGTCATTACTTCTTAGCCGACATACGAGGCTGTTACGATATAGGCGAAGTACTAGCATACAGAGAGTGGACTGATGCTTTTATTATGACTAGGTTTATTAAGATATATGCAGCGCATGGTATGAAGGTTCATAATTTAAGTGATGGTGCTTCTGGTCTAGCTGTTTTTCCACAGTCTAAGTTAGCTGACTTTATGACCCATCATAAAGGTAATTTAAAAAACACTATAGATAAAGACACTGTTACCCCTGATGTAAACCTACCTCGTTATCATCAGTTAGCTGTTCTTATTAGAGAATACAAACCTAAAAGAATTGTAGAAGTTGGAACTTGGAATGGCGGCAGAGCTATAGAAATGGCTTTGGCTGCTTTTGAGAACAGTAAGAGAGTACACTACACGGGTTTTGATTTGTTTGAAGACGCAACCTTTGAACTAGACCGCAAGGAACAAAATGTTAAGCCTCATAATAATTTTGATGCGGTAAAGAAACGTCTTGAAGATTTTGCTCACAAGATGAAAGAAGATAAGAAGACGTTCACCTTTACTTTAATAAAAGGTGATTCAAGAGAAACTATGCAGAAGACAAAGAAAGAGTTAAAGAAAACTGACTTTGCCTTTATAGATGGTGGTCATAGTGAAGAAACTATTTTATCTGATTATAAAAATTTAATACATGTTCCTGTAGTAGTCCTAGATGATTATTATAGTAAAGATGTAGATGGTAAACTTCCTGGTGCTGAGTTTTTAGGAACTAATCGTCTTGTAGAATCAATGGAAAAGACAAGGATATTTGTCTTACCTTCTCAAGACAGAGTAAAGGATGGCGGTACTGTTCACTTAGCTGTCAGACTAAAAACAGATGACCTTCCTGATCTGCCTAAAGTATTAAGTAGAACGCCTATCATTGTACAGCCTAAAGATTGTGTTCCTAAAGAAGAAATACTAGGTAATATAAATGACAATGTAGAGTTAATAAAAGACTGGGACTTTGTTCAAAACTGTGATGTTAACAATGAACATATAATTGTAGCATCTGCCGGTCCTTCTATGGATTTTGAAGAGTTAAAAGCTGTTCAGAAAAAGTATGATGCTAAAATAGTATGTGTGAAGCACAGTTATCCGCTACTTTTAGAGGCTGGTATTCAGCCTTGGGCATGTGTTATACTTGACCCTCGTCCGATAACTGGGACAAGTACGCACGGTGTTGTGCGAACAGAGTTGTTTAAGGAGGTTGATCCAGTTACTAAGTTCTTTATTGCGTCCATGACTGACCCTAGTGTTACTAAGTTCATATTGGATAAGACAAAGAATGTATATGGGTGGCACGCTTTCTCTCAAGCTGTTGCTGATATAGTAAGTGGTAAGGTTGAGATAGACTATAGTTTAAAAATAGATAAAGAAAACGCTACGTTTGTTAGTGGTGGTACATGTGCAGCAATGCGATCAATTGGTATGATGCACATATTTGGATTTAGAAACTTCCATCTGTTTGGTTTTGATTGTTCAATGGAAAGTCTTTCTGATGAACAGAAAAAAGAAAAGCTAGACGATGGTGTAAGACC